CATAATACATTATATCTGTCATGATTTGTTTAAATTGTTTTAGTCAACAAACACACCAAGAATTGTGCGCGGAAATTAATTTAAGATTTTATCCGGGTAAAAATGTAGAAGTAATGCCGAAAAAATGCGCGCACGACGGCTGCACAACACAACCAATGTACGGACACAACGGAGAGTTCACGTATTGCGCTAAACACAAGCTGGAAGGCATGGAACTCTCTGTAAAACAGAAAACATGCGCACACGACGGCTGCACAACACGACCGTGTTACGGGCACAATGGAGAGTACACGTATTGTGCGAAACACAGGCTGGAAGGCATGAAATACTCTGGAAAACAGAACACATGCGCATACGACGGCTGCACAACAATACCGTGGTACGGGCACAATGGAGAGTACACGCATTGTGCGAAACACAAGCTGGAAGGCATGAAATGCGCTGTAAAACAGAAAAAATGCGCGCACGACGGCTGCACAAAACAACCATTTTACGGGCACAACGGAGAGTACACGCATTGTGATAAACACAAGCTGGAAGGCATGGAATACTCTGCAAAACAGAAAACATGCGCACACGACGGCTGCACAACACGACCGTGTTACGGGCACAATGGAGAGTACACGTATTGTGCGAAGCACAGGCTAGAAGGCATGAAATTATCTGCAAAACAGAAAACATGCGTATCTGAGTGGTGCGATTATCAAATTCAGAATGATAAGTACGACGGTTACTGCACACACTGCTTCAAAAATTTATTCCCAGACGACCCCCGCACGCCTAAGATAAAGGGAAAGACGAAGGAGGAACTCGTGCGCGATTTCATCAATAAGAACTTCGAAGGCTTTATCCATGACATGCCATTGGTGTGGGGAGGCTGCGATTGTACCATGAGGAGGAGGGTCGACCACAGAAAGCACATAAACGGCACCGTGTTAGCTATTGAGACGGATGAATTTCAACATAGATCGTACGACGCGCAACAGGAAGAAAACAGATACAATGACTTGGTTTGTGCGTACACGACGAAGTGGATCTTCATTCGCTTCAATCCGGACGGATACAAGGACTCCAAAGGGAAAAAGTGCAGTGGAATGTTCAACTCGGACGGGAAGAAAAACAGTAAAGAGGCGAAACGACGCTTAACAGCGCTGACAGAGGAGATCGAGAAGCAAATCAGACGGATAGAAAACAACGAGAACACGGAGCTATTGGAGATTCATAAAATGTTTTACGATGAGGAACTGACTTAAAAATTTGTCATGAACAAAATAATACTTTCAATCCGAACATAAAAACATGTCCCCTCCGAATGAAGAACTTAGATTCAAAATCGGCGACCGGGTGGAATGCTATTACGCACGCTTCAAGAAATTCGAATGGACTAGTGGAACGGTAGATGAGCTGTGGTACCGCGAAACAGATTGGTCATCCGATGAATTTGCTCCATACTCGATTAAGCTCGATTGTGGACGAATGATCTACGCGCCTTTCGATACAGACCAACATATTAGAGCTGAGACCGACATTTCAACAGAAGAGGCTCGCCTTCAATCGAATTATCTCGCGACAACCTCCGCCCCTGAGAAAAGAAAAACTAGAAGACATTGATTGGATTTGATTTCTGAAATTATTGAAAATTCGTTTTTTAATTTCTAATAATGATTTAATGCAGAAGTACGACATCGTGGTTATAGGAGCGGGACCAGCCGGAATCGCAACTGCTTTGATGCTCGAAAGCACCGGCAAGAGAATTTTGGTCATCGAGCGTGAAAAAAACATGGGGGGCTGCTGGAGGGTAGAGTGGCAAAATGGTCTCTACTATACAGAACATTCCCCAAAGATTTCCACAGATAAAAATATCAAATTTAGTACATTATGTTCGCATTTGAAAGTTAAAAATTTCTATTCTAATACATATAGTCAAGCTAGTTCATTGAGCAGCACGTACAGAACAACCATAAAATCATTGACTTACGCTGATATTCTGAAATTGGTTTCCGGGATGATAATCTCTCGATTCATTGAAACCAAACAAACAGTTGATGAATTTTCTGAACATCTATCTGACGAAGGCAAGAAAGCCTTGTACGTCCTTTCGGTTGCCTTGGCATCCACTCCAGATCGCGTGATGATGCAAGATATTTATAATGAGGGGTTCAAACTCCCGCCTAATATCATTCAATTAAAAGAGCCAGAATTGTGGATCAACGCAGCCCATAAACACTTCATGAATTCTAAAAACATCACGCTCAAGCTTGGACTCGAAGTGAACAATATTTCAAAAAATGAACGGGGAACGTTCATCATCAACAATACATTCGAAGCTGACCGGATTATATTAGCTTTGCCTCCAAATGGGCTTAGGAAGCTTCTCTCGGGGTGTTCAGATGACATCAAATCCAATTGGATGCCGTACGATAAGTTCAAACAATGGTCGATTCAATCTGAATACCATTCGATTGGATTTCAATTACATTTTATTGAGGACATTGAATACAAATCGGAATGGTGCTGGAGCTGCAATGGCGAATGGAACATCATCATTCTTCCCATGAGCAAATATTTGATAGAGTACAGTAGGGATGAGGATATAAAAACGGTTTGGTCATGTACTTTGATCGATCAAACTAACTTTAGCTCGCGATTGAAAAAGACGATTTCAGAATGTAGTCTTCAAGAGATAGAGGATGAAGTGTTATGGCAATTGAAATTGTCTGCCGTGCCTAAAAAAATAACGTTTTACGATGGACTGAAACACATTAATGGTAAATACCAATCAAAGGATAGTGGTTTCATTCGTAATAAACACGGGGTGATGCCTCATACAGGCAAAATATCAAACATTCACATTGTCAGCACGGTGAATCAATCAGGTGTAATCACAATTGAATCGGCTTTAGAAAGTTCCTGCAAGTTTGTGAAAGAACACTATCCTGGCTGTGAAAAAATACTGTGCGATAGTTCTACAAACGTTTACAAACAAATCTTATTGATTACGATAATTGTCGTTGCCACCTGGCTCTTCTTAACAAAAAATGCGTAGTTCACCTTTTGTACGAAAAATCGTATTCTTGGCGTCTCGATGTGACCAGTTTGATTCTGAACTGCACGAAATTTTTGATAAGTTGTTCATAACACTTTTCTTCAACGAATGGTTCGCTAATGTAAATCGATAGCATGTCTGCGCTCACTCCGTCCCTAAATTCTTTTGTAGTCCAATCATAAATGCCATTGGTGAAAGGTATGAGATTATTGTTGAGGTCGAGGTCTCTGAAAAACGAATTGTCATAAAACACATACAAGCATTCATGGCAAATTCTCTCTTTTTGAATTGTATCGAGGAGAATCGAGATGACTTTTTCGCAGTTGGAAATCTTTGTTATATTTTTTTTAGTAGAGCTTTTCAGTTTTTTTAAACATCTTTTAAATATTTGAAGTACTTCGCTAGATAACTCCCTGTATGGCCCAATCTCAGTTTGCTCCCATACGTGTTTTTTGAAGCAGAACCATGTTTTTAGTTTAATGTTTGTCACAATATACCTGCTTTTATACAGTTCGAACACAACCATAGCAACGTCAAAATGATTCACATATTCAAGTGATTTTTCTACTGCGCGCATTACCGATGCTTTGATAGAGGCAGTCGGGTATTCAAAGGAAGATCTTCTAGATTCACTGGTAGCATGTGCTAAATCGTCCGATGACGATGAAGACGAAGTCATGCATCACATAATATAATATGACATGATATATAAATTATTTAAAGAAATGGTGTTTTCTTTGAATCAAATGATGAGCTTGTCATTGTTTTACCCTTTGAAGAAACAGCCCGATCAACATTCGAACCGTTCAGCAAAGAAAACATTGTACGCTATAAGGCGTAAAAAACGCGAAGGGCTAATTGAATATTTAAAAAGGCTGTTTAATTCAAAAAAGAACGATGGAAAGTGAACATGAACAACAGGATCGTATATCATGGAATGAATATTTTATGGAGATTGCAAAATTAGCGTCTATTCGGTCCCCTTGTGATCGATTGAAAGTGGGCTGTGTTTTAGTAAAAGAAAACAGGTTGATATCAATGGGGTACAACGGATTTTTAGCTGGCTGTAAGCATGTTTCAATTCTGAGAGACGATCACGAACAGGCAACGATTCATGCAGAAATCAATTCTATAACTGACGCGGCAAAAAGGGGAGTTTCGGTGCAAGATTCGGTTGCATACATAACTCATTACCCATGTTTAAACTGTTTCAAAGCACTAGCAAGCAGTGGAATAAAGAAGATATTTTATGCTAACGATTATCGCAATGATGTCGTCATAGAACAATTGAATTATTGTGTTGAAATCATCAAGATTCATCGTTGAAATCTTCTATGACCGGCTGTGGAACGCTATCGGCATTGCAATCAACTTCCTTCGGTTTATATTTATAACAAGAGCTGTTCTTGTCGACATATACCAGATCGGAATTATCAGGTGATGGGAATTTATTGACAAGTTCTCGCTTTGGTGTCATCGCATACACAAAAAAAATCCCTACACAAAACGAAATCAAGAAAAAGTCCAATCTTAATTTCTCAAACATCGTTTGGTGTTTAAATGATATAAAGAAAAAAAACTGTTTCATGGTTTGGAGAATGTATGGAACGAGTTGTAGGCACAAATTTCCCCATTCTCCTTTTCGGGCTTGGTGCAAAGAATACCGCCGAATGTGTCGAAACCTGCATTGACAATCTGGCGGTTATTACCTGGTCGGGTGGTATTCCCGGCTTGGTGCAGGGCACCTGGAGGTGGCTTTGCACTTTTTAAAGTTTGACTGTTCATAAAGAATGCGTCTGGCTTAACTTCGACAGGGGCATATCCTGCTCCCTTCGCGAAAGGCTCTCCCATGTAGTGGCCGCCGTTGACGGAAGCTTTAGGAATGGGTTGATAACCTGTTGTTTCGAAATTGTATTCTGTGTACTTTCCAGCCTCGGTGTCGTTTGGTGTAAACATACTTATAGATAAGACAGATATTAATATGAAACCGCGCTCCGATGCAGGATGACGTTGAATTCGAACTCATAAAGGCTATAAGCAAAGACAAGAGATTCGGTGAGGATTGTGATGCTAAACTCGAACACTACGCTTCAAAGCTCCCAAATATTGTTCAGAATCACCCGCTTTCGCTGATCTATGCAAGCACAATGAGTGACAATGTAAACGATTGTAACAATCTCGTTTCAAAATTGAGCAAATACTACAATCACCCCAGGACCACTCCTACAAATGAAGAAATAATTTCCATGGTTGATGCTGTCTCTCAATCAAAAAATTCACATTTGCATACTATATTCAAAGCGGAGGATTCGCATTTGCCCATCATACTCGGCATGCCGCTAATCTTCTTCAAAGTTTGTAATGAACGAGACAAATTCAACATGGATCATCTGAGGATGATGCTTGATTATAAAAGTAAAATCGACAACAGCGAAATGAGCCAGCACGATGCTTCAGTAGGCGTAGGTGCTGCGTTAGTCGATACATATGTAAAACCGAAGATCAATTGAATACTTATGTTTTGTACGTAGACAGACACCACCATGAGTTTAGTCCAAAGAATTCAAACGCGAGATGAATGATTGCACCTGCGATAAAGTAGACATACCGTTTATCCGTTTTCGTGTTCAAATGATGGATGAACATGATCAGAATACAGTTCAATGCCCCTATGACAGCTGCTTCAATTAGCACCTCCGTTAACCTCATTTCTTTTCATGTAACAAAGATTTTCGCGTGGATCTCGGCAAATAACGCCGTTTCGACTGCAATGGATACGTAAAAAAAAACAAGTTCATAACATGGTACACTATCTATGGCAGAGAGTATTTGCCGCGGTACACGCGACCTTGACTCCGCTGATGTTCTGCTCTACTTTCTTCAGACATCAGGCCACAATCAATTTTCTCGCGTTCTTCAGCGGTTAGTTTGCTCAGCCTCTTCAATTTCCATTTTTCTCTGTTGCAGTGTTTGGATTCAAACACTCCAATCTCTTCAAGCTTCTCAGCAAGATCGTAGTGGATATCGTACAATCTATTCATCTCTACAAGTTCCTCCGGAGAAGGTACCCCCTTACTCCAAAACTTATCACAAGCAAAACTATTAGCCAGATATTTGCGGATGAGACTGATGACTCTCTTATCTTGGTTCAAAGATCTTGGCCAGAAATCTCCACCGTGGGTGTTCACCAAAACCCAAGGATCCGTCTCACCAGGAGCAACACCTGCTTCTTTGGACTTCGGTTCCTTGGAAACCTCAGGTGAAGGCGACTGGGGCTTCCTCGGCTTGCCCTTGGGCCAGCCGCCCTTCCTCTTCACGGGAGGGGACCCTTGCGGCTCCAGCTTCTTGGAGGGTCGTCCGCGCTTCTTGGGAGACTCAGCTGCGGCAGTCGTGGTGAGCTCGGAATGGGCGCGCTTAGGCATGGTGTTGGTGGTGGAGTAGTTAGCTGCGCGCTAATGATGTGTTGGTTGAGCAGAATTTCTTAAAATTCCATCAATTTTCAAAGATCCTGCCGTTTCGACTGCAATTGAACAAAAAAAGAGTATTTTCAATATCACAAATCTAGTCTTGAAGCCTCAACACACAGCCCACCCGAAAAAGACCCAATTGTCGTCGGTTTCATAGCAGGCACACCCAGGCACACTCAGTTTCTTCTCGCACTTGTTCATGAGGATGTCGTTGTACTCCTTATCGTCTATCGGGGGCGAGCACATGAAGAAACCACAAGTCGTCGATATGGTTCCGTTGTAGTCCGCTTCTTCCCACTCGCCGTACTCTAGAGCCTCCTTGCACAGCGCCCTGTACGCTTCTTCCGCGGTCTTGTAGTCCTTCTTGCTTGCGGAGTCATGAAAGCTTTGAGCACCCATGGTTTTACGTGATTCGGGGTTGGTTGTTGGATTCGTACCTATTGGCCCATCAATTTTCAAAAATGCTGCCGTTTTGTTTTTCATCCTCAGCCAGGGAGTCTAAGATCTTCTGAATCTGCGACATTTCTATGTTCCCTCGCTGTTGCATCCACTCGATCATCCGGCTTCTCCTCTTCTCGGAGTCCATCCCGTCCGTCAACTCCCATTGCTTCTGCACCATAATCTGTGTCATGCAATCGTGAATCTCATCTTTCAAATCAAGAATTTCTTTTGATTCCAGCCTATTTTTATCGTCATCTTTGTAGCCCCAATGAAGAGACATAAGATAATTCGTTGTTTTCCTTTCATTATTTTTGAAAAAATTCTCGTCTTTGATGTATATGGAATGTAATAAGTCGCCCTCATACACAACCAATCTATTAAACTTCATCTGGAGTAAGTGTAGTAATTCGAAGTGTTCATCGGTATCGTTCATAATCCCTTCTGTCTTCGGCATGGTATCGTTGTATTTTTTTGAGTGAAAATTATGTATGATATCACGCCGTTGTCTTTCGCATGATACGTTATCTAATTTTTCTTTAAGGGATGTCAACTCTTTTAATTCGGCCCTTTTGTCTGTACAATAACTACCAGTTTTACGATTTCGATAAATTCCAGTTCCACCATGTGTATTTCTGGATAGATAACAAACACACGCTAATTTGTTGTCATCTACGACATATGCATCAGCATCAGAGTGTGGATTACAACCGACGGCATTATCTGATCTGACACCAAGTTCATTTTTATATTTCTTTTCTTTCATAACGTGATTGACCAGCTCTGAGAATTGCACTAATTCAAATTTTTCGTCTGTTGAGTCGTTCATAAATCTTGAATGATCGAAACCGTGCTTTGAAAGTATTCGCTTCAAATCATTAACATGATTCCTGATATATCTGCATTCATTCATGTTTTTCGGAGTAAACGCTCCTCTATTCCCAGGGTAAAAATCAGTGGATGGGGGCATTTTGCTGGTTTTAACATAATTCAGAACTCTATGAGGGTACTTATAGAAATTGTCAATTGAAAACAGAGTTCTATCGAGAACCTGAATTTTCTCAACTACAAGATTCTCGTGATCGATTTCGAAGACTGACATTGAATTACGCTGTCGGGATTCCCATAGATGTTTGTACATTTAAGTGAAGGAACAAAAAAAACATATTTATTTGGCGTTCTGTGCCATGATAAGCGAGGACGCAATTATTAAGCTCATCAATCTCTCAACACTTTCAGGGTCGAGGGATATGTACTTTTGCAATATTGACGTGGCAGCATACGCGCAACCGATCATTATCGCGAATCGTTCATTAAATGTGGCGAGGTATTTTTGTTTAAAAACCTCAAAATCATCTGTCGTGAACTTGATGTATATTATGAGCGGAATAGAGTAAATAACAATGTATGTTCCCCACTTGAATAGACTTTTGAGAACTGCTGGATTTATAATTACCGAGGCGGCCTCCTTAAATGGAGCGAGCGCAGCTTGAAATCCTTTGTTAGCTTTCCTTCCAGATTCTGATTCTCGCTTGTGTTTTTCTATTTTCGCGTTTATGATAGCAATCAGTATGAAAGTCATGATAATCATGACAGCAATACCCGCATAAAGCGTCATCTTTTGCATAGGTGTCTCAGTTGCGACCATGTATCCAACCAAACCAAATATAACGAATGGAGAAAATATGACAAGCAGCTTGAAATTGAAATTAAGGAAGAAATTCGTAAAGCCAGATGACCATCTATCGACCATACTGCTGTTATCAAATTTTATATTGGTTTTTATCAATGATAGTAGAGTAACCATAATTATGAAATATCTAATTATGGTTTCATCGGTGAGGCCTATTTCTGTTTTGTTTGCAATTAAAAGGAAGGTCAAATTCATAATGAATACGAAACCTTGAAATCCCATGGAGTATTTTCCTTTCGAATTGAAAGCGATATGCATTTTAAATATATATGTCAATACTCCTATGAATATGAACATGGGTGTCGAATACATCATCGTTTTGAATGTTAATGTTATAGAGGCTTTCAGCAGGGAGTCAATTAATTTTATATTTGGAGTTTCACCGAACGAAAGCGAAGCTACTTTACCTATCCATTTTCCTACATAAGATAAAATTATCGCGTAGAGACCAATGTAGCTGTTAACTAGTGGATAAAGTAGAGAATTTTCAACTGGTGCAATAGCAGTATTTGATTTTTTAACATAATATTTAAATGAGTTATAAGTGAAAACATTGCTCATAGTTAACAATAGAACCATACATGCTATCTGCTGTCTCGTCATATCTGATATTACAAAAGATTTTAAATTGATTTCTAATGATTTTGAAAAATTGTTTTTGTAGTGTATATGTACCATGTATTATGATTGGGTTTTAGACAAACCTGTGGATGCATTGATTGCTTCTATCAATACATTTTTGGAGTTGAAATTCAAATTAGCCAAACTCACACATGAACAATGTCTTCAGATACGAAGAATCGTTACCAAAGAAGATTTTAAGGATTCCATACATAAAATCAATGATGTATCTCCAAAACGATTACGAATTTATTCGTGGGCATTTAAATGCTATTACGACCATGTACGTTATTACTCATACATATTGTTAAATTCAATAAACTTAATAGAGTTATACGAGCAACCTGAGTTATTTGAATACATTTGTGCACACATTCATGATACAACGGGGGCAGATATTGACGTTCGGATTTGCTTGCAGGAACATTTTACACAGTTACAATTTAAAAAAATTAGAGAGAGGCGTGATGAACTCCTATTCGAGACTGACAAATATGCGTTGGTTGATTACCCATTCAAGGACAATGAAGAAAAAATGAAATGGTTTGAATACCGTCAGATGTTGCGGGATCTTCCAGGTTCAATACAGAATCCTTTCATAGTCGAATTTCCTTCTTCACCCTCGTTGGACTAATTTCTTCATCTTATCAGTCCAAATTGATTCAGCGCAGTTCTTTATTACCCAGTCTCTTACCTTTTTACCAAGAACTTCTCTATTATCCCATGCGAACTTCAATTTATTATGCATGTATTCAACATCATACATCCGATCTATTTCAATTTTAACGTAGCAATCATCCGGCACCTCGAAGAATAGTCCAACCGGTGTCGAGACAATCGCCAAACCGCACAATGCCGCGTCGAGCGAGGCGTAAGAGTTGCCTTCTGAATTAGATATCTGTAAAAACATATCTGCTTTCAAGTATTCAGCTTGCTTTGCATCATTGAATTCTTTTACTGTGTTGAAAGAGTTTCCCCGAATATTCATTTGTCTGAATAGAAAGGTGTCTGATAAATTTGACTTGATTAGCCTTGATATATCACCCTTTTTACCCCCAAAATTTCCAAAAACAACGTATTTCTTGTTCCCGACATCGTAATCGTATTGCTTTACGACAGTCTCGTTAAAACTGGAATAATGCAACACTTTTGTTCTTTCAAATTTTAAATATTCGTTACCGTAATATTTTGTGAATTGCTCCGTGACGTAGTCAGCTATTGAGATTATGTGTGTTGTTTTTGGATCGCGAAATTTCAACATCAAATCTTGGCCACTGGTGCATAAGTTTTTCCAATATTCGTCCCAAGAAGGATTGGCTTCAGCAGTTGTTCTGGCACAACCATGATGAACCAGAAAGACGAAATATTCATTTGGAATATCACATGCAAGATGATTATCCGTAAACACTATAGGCGGCTTACTGCAACTCTTCAAAAATGCCAGCATCTTGTCTTTTTGATCTGGTCCCTTGAAAAACCTCCTCCTTGGAAAGCATTTCTTGAATTGATAATCATATGTGGCAACTCCGCCGAAATCATTTATTTCATAGCTACCACAGCAATAATGAATAATTTGTTGAGTATTCAGGAATGCATCATACTGAGTATTTCTGAAATTATTTCGAAAATAGCGATATATTTCTAAACAATTCATCGCTCTAGTTTTTATCTCATCTTTTGAAATAGATCGAAGATATGAATCAATCAAATGTACCTTTTTTTCAGGGACGCGTACCACTGAGTCGCCCCATAATGGATGATCTGGTAATTCAAGTTCATCCGACAATAATACTGGAATTGAGCCAGTGCCGAGAGATTCCCAGAATCGAATTGAATTAGGGCCAGTGCCTGAAGGGCATAAACTAAACGTGGATTGAAGCAATAAGTCATTATACTGATCTGTATTCGAGTTATGCTGATCTGATGCAACTATCTGTCCTTCGCATGTTTGATGTTTAGAATACACTATCTCGTTGAAATGCCATTCTCCTATGTGTCGAATGTACACGTCAGGCTTCTTCGGAAGCGCAAAAATATTTGCACGCACGTCGGTGAGATATCCTTGCTGCATTGCACCTTGGAATGAGTAGAGGTATTTTCGATCAATGCCAAGAAAATCTACACCCTTGAAGACTTGGTTGCGTGAAGGATCTTCAACATTCACAGCAAATAGTGGGCATGGTTTTATTATGATTCCTTCAATCTGATCTTCTCCATGGACTTTATGAGGGGTGTACAATAACTTGATTCCAAGAAGTTTGAATAATCTCATTAGTCTTCTGAAAAAGATGTGTTGACAGCACGTCACATTGAAATTATCTTTATTTATCTTTTGGGAAAGCATTCGATATAAAAATTCTATGTTCATTTTTTTATCGATCGCAGTTGCCCATGGGAATCCAATGTAGCTGTCCAAACCTTGTTCATGGGATTGGATGTTAAATACTTTCTCTGTTATGACAGGATATTGCCAAAATATGTGCTCCTGAGCCATTTATTGAATTTCATATTATAATTTGAACGCCTAAAGCGCGCAATCAAAAAATTAATTTCTAAACACTTAACAAACACATGGAAAAGATTTTGAAGGCTTACGGGGCCCAGCGAACTAACTTGACAGCTACTGTCAGCAAGCTTGATCTACTTGTGGAGAAATTCAAGACGAGTGGAATCGATCAATTGAACATAAGTAATTTGACCGCTCAACTTATGGTCGAGGTGCAAAAAATGAAATTGAATGGTTTTGAAAAAAAGGAACTTGTTCTTAGTTTGATGAATGAAATTGTTGGCAAAGTAGGGTCAGTCAGGGAAATTGTAGAAGATGAAATATCTCGTTTGCAAACAATGGTGCCAGCAATGATTGACAACTTTTCTGTCTTGCTTAAACAAAAAAAACAGATGGTTGCAAAGTGTTGTTTTAAATGCTAATGAAATCATTTGCTCTTTGTCAGTTTTTTGTTTATACCTTTAATTTCCTCCAAGAGCTTGTTATACAGCTCCACGTAATAGAAACTCACGAGAACTGACATTATTATGACAACATAATAGACAGCCTTCAGTACAAACATGAACATTTTTATTTTAACTGATATTTTTTTGCGTATTTGGCATTGAAAAAATCGAGTCGTCAGATTTGGAAACATTTTTATATTCAATATGTAAGAATGGGTATTTTGGAAATCGATTATCCAAATCTCGTCGTGAAAAAAGAATTAGTGAAGGACAGATTGGTTTACACGATTGACAATTTCTACAAATATCCACATATAATAGTTGCGAAATTACTTTGCCATGAACGCAAAAAGAAGAAAAAGCTAGCAGATCATAATTATTATCCGGGAGTAAGATTCGATTTGGACAAACTGGCTAGCCGTAAAGAAGTGGACGATCATTTGAATCAATTCAGAGATTTGCTTTGTTCACATGGCTTCGATCGCTCAAGATTTTCCGCTTCTTTTCGGTATCAAGATATTCCAAAAGTAGCAAATCTTCGGTATCAAGATATTCCAGAAGTGATGATTTCAAAATTTTCTGAGGAGATAGGCTTGTCTAAACCATTAGTTCGCGTGAAAGAAAGTGATTCACTTGAGAAGCGCATGAAAGAACATTTTCGGTTGAGAGAAGCTCTTCGTGGCAACACCATTGACACTCGCACAATACCGGATATTTGTAAAACCGATAACGTATCTCATGAATTACGGGGAAGCATGGCAAACCCTCACTGTGATAGTTCACCGCGATTGAATACATGTAATAAATTAGCTGCCGTATGTTACTTGAGTAAAGCGATTCATGGTGGCACGGGTCTATATTACAATAAAAAATTACAAACACATTGTGCAAGTTATGGATACGAAATTAAACGGGAGAGAAATATGGTAGATAAACTCATAGGAGCTACCCAAGATGAAAAAGCAAAAGTTTTATACCTCGACAGGGAGCATTACCGCCTTGCTCGATCCTGTAATGCGCCCGGAAAAATGATGAGCGAAAGTGATGAATTTTACGATCTGATTCACAAGTTTTCAATGGAGTTTAATCGATTGATTGTTTATGAAGGGGACCTCTATCATTCTATGTATGTGCAAGACATTGACTTCTGGAGAAAACATGATAGAATCACGACGAACTACTTCATTCCAATATATTGGCAAGATGAGCAGGGTCAAAGTGTGGATCCAAATAAAGTTATGGGTTTAGGGTTAGGGTTAGACGCCATTGAGAATTCAAAACATATATCAAAACATATAGAATATTTTCATTGTGATTTGATAAATAGTTTATGAGCAGTTTATGACTGATGGATTCCGCGTCTTCGAAGGAATCGTGCTCTGATATTCAAAAAAATAATTTCTAAACATCATAGCAGCTGTTAAGCCGCCGTTGCCTCAATTGCGCCGGTTCGAAGC